CGTCCAGGGCAGGGTCGTATTCCAAGCTCTGGCTGCGGATCATGAACACCACGCGGTCGTACAGGTCAGAGGCAGTTTGGGCCAGGTACTCGTTGCGCTCTCGGCGGATCTCGTTGAGCTCCAGAGGCGGGATCACCACCTGAGCCTGCGCTCCGCACTCTTCAATCGTGACGTACACGTCTTCATCAATCCTCTGCATGACGGCTTCTCCTTTCATTGCTTTCCAAAATTTCTCTGCGAACACTTGGCTTGATCTTGACAACGGGTTCATCAACCACGCCGTAGATGTCTTCGTACGAGACCCGTGAACCGCGCTTCGCGGCTTCTGCAATCAGCTTCTTGGCCACGTCAGGGGGCACCATCTGGTCCCGTGTTTCGTAGTGCCCCACGTTGCCCTGACTGCAGCCCAGCATGTCAGCAAACTGCTGCTGGGTCATGCCCATACACAGACGGATTCTCTTAATCCCGTTTTCCATTCTCTACTCCTGTCATTCTAGATTTCTTGGCTTTGTTGATGTCGACAAACTTCTTGTTGGTGCTTTTCAGAACAAAGAAGAACTGGCTGTCGCGTTTGATCTCGTCCACCACTTCGCCTTCGCTGGTAATCAGCACCCAATGGTTCTCGCCCCACTCTTTCCACTTCATCACTTCGCTCCTTTGACCTTGGCTTTGCTGTAAACAGTAAAGGATCTGTTCGGGTTCAGGGCTGACTGCCTGCGCGCGGCCTCTGAGCTTTTCCAATCCTGAGAGGACAGTACATCGCTGGGCTTTTGCCGCCAGTCAAATGCATTGCCCTGGCTTTTGATGATCTTAGTTCCGGGCCAATAGTTGATCATGATTTCTCCTGTAAATCGTAAAACCAATCGTCGCCCGCGGACCATTTGCGTGTGCCGTCAACCGTCCAGAAAGTCTTGGCAGCCTGAAAGTCAGGGAACTTCACCTCTGCAGGAATCAGGCTCTGGTCGTACCACAAGCAGCGGTTGTTGGGCTGGCAAGCGAACTGGCCATTGTCCAACATGATGAAGTTAAAGCTCTTGTGTTCTTCGGCCTGCTCCGTGAACCCCGTGTCAACGTCCATACCGTCCGCACAGAAGTCCACAGTGAACATGTAGCGTCCGTGGTGCCATACCTTGTCCTTGCCCAAGAACTTCACGCCCAGGTTGCGCAGACCGATCTTCTCGAGGACCGTGAAGCGGTAGCCCATGCAGTCCCACAGTTGCAGGATGTCGATGGGCAGGTCACCGTGCTCCTCGGTCCAGACGTATGCGCTGATTGGCAGCTTGTCGTACAGCGCGCCGTAGTTAGGCAGGAGTGATTCGATCCTAAATACCTGACCGCGCAGCGCCTTGATGCTGACCCAAATCGCTGGCTCTAATTCGCCAAAGCCCTTGGTGAAGTTGTACAGGAACTCGCGGCGCACGAAGCACTTCAAGGGTGGCAGCGATGCGATGATGTAGCTCATACAAATCTCCAATCACCACAGCGGGTGCAACGGTATGCGGGTCGGTCTTTGTTGTCGCCGGGTTCCCAGCGGTGTTTACAGGTCATGTGTTCCCCCTTGCCCGAATGGCGCTTGCCACTCCTTTGTTGTCAGCCCATGCAAGCTGGTCTGCCAACTTTGCACACGCCTCGCGCTCATCAGCACGGACAAGGGCAACAAGGCGCTCAAGTTCGGGTGAAACGTATGTCACGCCCTCAAAGGACATCAATGGGAAGCCAGCCTCACGGGCCATGTCTATCGTGTCTCTCATGTGTTCTTCTCCTTGAGTTTGGCTTTCGGCTCATGCATGCAGGCCTCTTCGTAATCCAATATGTCCTGAATGCGGTAACGGATCAGACCGCCCAGCTTGAGGTATCGACAGCCCTGCTTGAGTGATCTGTCTCGCTCCAATGTGGCCTCGCTGATTTTCCAGCGGAACGCAAGCTCTTCCTGCGTCATCAGTTGCTCTGTTGTTGTCATTGCGGCTCCTTGTGAACAATCACAGACGCGCCTGTCTCTGGGTCTGTGTAGCTGTTTTCAGGATCACACCAGCAAGGATTGCCGTCTGTCACGTGCTGTCGATGCGATTCGTTCTTCTCCTTGAGTTTGGCTTCTACTACGCACATCAGTTCCTGCGCCTCTGGTGTTGCTAAACATTCGCAAGGATCGGCTTCCACTAGGCAGTCGTTGCACTCCTCATCCGTCAGTCCAACCCATTGCCGCTGTGCTGGCTTCCACACTTTGCCAGCGTGGTCAATCTCACCCACGATGTGGGCCATTGGCTGCACAGGTGCTGGCTGTGCTGCGGGTGGGGTGTTCTTGCACTTCTTTCCAAGTTGGCATCGCACACTCCAGCATCCTTGCGGGTCTTTGTCGCAAACAGGCTCATAGTCCAGCCCCAACTCTCTGGCGTTCTCTGCCTTCTTGTCGAGGGCGCGGGCTTGCTTGATGGCGGTGATGGCTTCACGGGCTTGGTCATAGTCAGACTTGCCGTTATCCCAATACAGCAAGTTGTCCAACGCCTCCAGCGCCAAGGCGAGTGCTTCGTCTTTGGTCATAACACCTCCATCAGCCAAAAAATCCCTGTCCAGAACCACCACCAGATCGTGAGCATCCCGACCCCGGCCAAAACAAAAAGTAATTTTTCCTTCATAGCGATTGCCCCTTCTCCTTACACGGCCACGTTGCACGCAGCAACTCCAAAATCAAAGCATCCGCAGCCAAGTGCCGCCGAGCAGGTGATCTCTCCAAATACAACTTCGTCATGTCCACCAACTGCCCAGCATTGATTGAGGACGGAGCACAAACCACCGCCCATTGCAACGTGTCCGCCACCCCCGTCACATACCCAATGGCATTCATCTGCTCCATCTGGGAACTGCTGGTGATCTGCTCGTACAACTTATTCCCAGTCTTGAACTGGGCTTGCGCTGGCAGGACCGCGGCCCACGCAGCGAGGATCAGGAATTTCTTCATGGTTGTCCCCTTTCGCGAATGGCATTGGCCAAATTAGTGCAGATAACCTTTCCGTGTGGGCCACTGACAAAAGCATCCTCACAAACCTTTGCGCATTCCTCGCGCTCGGCCTGTATGGCCCTTTGCCACGTGCGCAGGAATACGTCCAGCTCCTCGCGGGTCGGCTCACCCAACATCTGACTGATCTCCAGCCAGGCGGCTTTCATTGCTTCGTTCATGATTGCCCCTTCAGTGCCAGACCCTTGCTGTGCAAGTATTCCTTGAGCTCGTTGACCGACTTGCGGCCCAGGTTCGGGACCCTGAGCAGCTGCCACTCCGTCCAGCACACCACATGCTCGTGCATCGTGATGCCCTCGGCATACAAAGCATTGAGCAGGCGCACCGTGAGCACGCCATCATCAAACGGGGTGACCCCCTTGACCCCGTGGTGCGGCACCCGGCGGTTTTCATAAACCACCACCGTGTCGTTCTCCACCAAGGGCTGAGGCAAGATGCCCAGCGTGTCGAATACCTCCAGCGACACCAGCTCGTACTGCCGCATGCCCTCGACACGCAGCATCTCCAACAGGTTTTCCGCCAAAACCTTGTCCGTATAAGCCCGAGGCAACACCCCGGAGCCACTGTTGTCGGCCTCATACCAACGAATTGCATAAATGTTCATTGCGCATCCTTCCAATCCAAGAATTTCTCGTAACCCTCGTCCCAAGCCCGGTCATCCGCCTCCTCAGCAGCCTGATCCGCGACCCACTCCTCCATCGCCAAACGCAACCCGTCATCCAACACCGGGGAAATGTCCACGTTGGAATTGGGCAGATACACGTGGTACAAGGTCCACGTAGCCGGGTAATCAGGCTCCAACTGCTCACCGAACCTGCTGCGAGCACCGCGCTCCGCGGCCTCGTACTCGAACCAGCAAGCCAGATCAACACCTAACTCGTCACAGGTGTAGCGAAACAGCAACAGGCCGTCCTTCGTGTGGTCAACAGAAGTCATACAAAACCCTTCAAAAAAGCAAAAAGACGTGTGGAAATAGGACCGCGGCCACGGGACTTGGACAACAAAGCAGTCTGCAAGTTGTACGCATCGCGGCTCGGGGACCAGGACTGCGTACGGATGTGAGCAAGACCAATCAAGACCTTGCCCGTGTTGTAGGGCGGTACAGAGCGGCCTACGGTAGACATAGAACCGCCTACAGGGGGTTTAGTGGGTTGCACGAGGGGTAGCCTCCACAAGTGAGTCAAAAGCCGCTCCAACGCCCTCCAGGAGGGTCTCCCGGGGCATGTCGATGCACTTGGCCATGACGGCTGTCGCCAACATGGTCACCACAATGGCCTCAAAGGGCTCTTGGTCTTGCATGAGTTTGAGCAAGAGAAGCTGTGCACGGTCCGTGGACCGGGACAGGAGCTTTTCCATGTCGAGTTTTTCAAGTTTGTCAGCAGTCATTGCGCTATCCTTTCTTAAGTTGCAGAGATTGCAGGTGAATTATAAGCGGTACTGGGTTTTATGGCAAGTGCGGAAAGTGGTTTAAAACGTAGGGGGAAACCCTTAGAAGGGACCGTGGACCGGGGGAAAAGGGGCCGGTATATAGGGGTCTCCGTACTATTGTGTGTTTTGTTTTTTTTGAAACCATTTAGACGTGATAGACGTAATAGACGTAAGAGTGAGCATTTATGCGGGTTGCAGGTGTGACAGTACATCACGTTGACAGATAGATGTAAGAAATTTTCAGGGGAGATCCGTGAGATGCTTTTTGAAAAAACTTTTTCTGTTTTTAGTGAAAAAAAGTCTATAGGGGGCCCTGGATTGGATTGGAGCCTGCCTCCCTTGTTTTGGGGCGCTGCCCCTGGTACACTCGGTGCAGTAGCTTACAGGAGCGTAAAAATGTTTCAGATTGAGTCGGGCGTAGAGATGCCTGTGGGGCGCACAAAGTACCCCTTTGCTGACATGCATCCAGGGGATTCGATCCGTTTTGGCAACGAGAAGCTGGCCAACAGTGCCCGGGTATCGGCCATGCGGTTTGTTCGTGCGCATGCCCCTGATTGGTCGTTTCAGTTACGCCGGGTTGAGAACGGCTGGCGCTTATGGAGGGTCGCATGAAGCGGGACGTGTGGAACGTGCCGCCTGTCATTGGCAACAAGGCACAAAAGCGCATGTCTGGCCAGGTAGCGCCCCTGCGTAAGCAAAAGGTCTTGTCTGGCAAGGAGTGGAAGTTCGTCACAGAGCTTGTCACAGGGGATGGCCGGGTGACTTTGAAGGAAGCGGCCATCAGGGCCGGGTACAAGCCCACAAGCGCATCAGTGATGGCTTGGAAGCTGACAAACCCGGAAATCAATCCTCACGTGGTTTCAGCCATCCAGGCGTATCGGGCAGAGCTCAACAGCAAATACAACACCTCGTATGACAGGCACATGCGGGACTTGCAGACCATCCGGGACAAAGCCCTGGAAGCTGGGGCTTATGCTGCTGCCGTACAGGCAGAATATCGCCGTGGGCAAGCCCTGGGCACAATCTACGTTGATCGCAAGGAAATCAGGCATGGAACAATTGACTCGATGTCCAAAGAGGAAGTGCAGCGCAAGCTGGATGAGCTGCGCGCCCTGTATGGGGGACCGCCCCCGAGCGCGCTCATTGATGCCAGCACTGGCCAGGTGATCGAAAGTGTCGAGCGTGAACGGGACCCGGCTTTTGTCTCTCCAGTGGCGGAACCTCCCCCGGATATCTTTGAACGGGACAACGATTTGGGACCCGACGATGACAACGCCTGAAGCCGCCTTTGCCGCCCGTGTGCGTGACGGGCTTCGCCCTTTTGACATTGACACTGAGCGGATTGAAAACCGCGTGAATCTGGGCGTGTCTGACATGCTGGTGGGCGCGGGGGATCGCTTTGTCTCGATTGAGTTGAAAGCGGTTTCGCGTGGCTTGAAGGTCGCGCTTCGCCCTCATCAGATTGCTTTCCTGACTCGCCATGCCGCCCGGGGTCGCCCGTGCTACGTGCTGGTGCATCAGGTGAGCACGGTTGTTCGCCCTGGCCGGATCGCTTTGTACCATGGCCGACAGGCGATAGAGCTGGCCGAACAGGGTTTGCGCCTTGAGCCCCTGGCCGCATGGCCTAATCGGGGCATGCCCTGGGTAGAGTTGGCCGATATATTATCAGGGAAATCACCGATAAAATAATTTGCACGGCTGTTTATTTGCTGCTATGATAGCGGCACCGGACAACATCCGGCAACACAGAAAGGATAGAGTCATGTTGAAAACAATTCGCGTTTCCTCAAATAGCAAAACCGGCCCAATTGCAACTACTTACCGTAGTGGGGCACATAACATTTATGGCACTTGCCCCCGATCCTGTGCTTTGCATCCGAAAAGCGAAGCGACCACGTCCGTGGTGGATGTTGAGTACCTAAATGCAGTCGCTGACGCCGTGCCCCGTAACGGCCAGGCTTGGACTTATTCACATTTCCCCGCTGAAGCCTTGCCAACGCCAAAACCGGGCAAAACTGTTTTTAATGCGTCATGCGATAGCAAGGCCGAAGCCTTGCGCACTGTAGAGCTGTGCCGCCCGGCGGTATATGCTGCCCCTAAGTCTGAAGAGAATGATTTCCCGCTGATGTATGGCGGTATTCAATTTGTCCGCTGCCCCGCTGAGCTTTCCGAATCGTTTGATTGTTCGCAGTGTGGCGGAGGGCGGCCATTGTGCGCCCGTGGCGACCGCGATTATGTAATCGTTTTTGTGGCGCATGGCAGTCAGGCTAAAAAAGTCGGTACAGGCGAGGGCGGATGCTATGCAGCTAATGGACATACTGCTATCGCATGGCATGGCACTAAAAAGAACGGAGCCCCTAATGATGCCGCCGCGGTGCGCTTATTTGCTAATTCGCTGCCGCTTGGGTCTCTGTTGCGTCACCATGTCGCCGGTGATATCGGCATGGAGACGGCCTAATGTTCTTCGCCCTGGCTGTTTTTATCTTGCTGTGGCTAATAGTTGACCTATTCAAAGGGGATTAGCACGGCTGTTCAATTTGGGTATATAATTCAATCACCGGAATAAACCGGCAACACTGAAAGGATAGAGAAATGGCACATATGATCGACACCACTACAGGCAAGGCCGCCATGGCTTACGCTGGCAATACTCCCTGGCACGGTTTGGGCCAAGCCCTGACGCCTGATGCATCAATCGAAACATGGACCCGCGAAGCCGGTTTAGATTACACAGTCAAGGAATCCCCCGTACTGTTTCAGACTGACGCGGCCACACTGCCGGAGGAATTCAAGGGCCGTAAAGTTTTGCACCGCTCAGACACTGGCGGGGCACTGGCTGTAGTGTCTGACGGGTACCGCGTGGTGCAACCAGCTGACGTTATGGGCTTTTTCGGAAAGCTGGTGGAGCTGGGCGGGTTTCAAATGGAAACCGCCGGAGTGCTCAGCCATGGCCGCCGGGTTTGGGCACTGGCGAAAGTGAATCAGGGCGCGGATATCGTAGAGGGTGACACCGTGCGCCCTTATGTGCTGCTGGGCACGTCATACGATGGAACAATGGCCACTGTGGCTAAATTCACGTCAATCCGCGTAGTGTGCAATAACACCATTACCGCGGCATTAGGCCGGGAAAATGCTGGCACTGTTCGAGTGCTGCACTCTGAGCGCTTTAACCCTGACGCGGTCCGCATGGAGCTGGGCATTGTGGGCGATAACTGGGAGCGGTTTTTGATCCAGTCTCGCAAGCTGGCGGGCGAAAACTTGTCAGCAACTGATGCCGATATGTTTGTTCGTTCGCTGCTGCAGCCATACCACACCAGCAAGGTGCCAATGAATGAAACCCGCGGATATAAGCGGATTATGGAATTGTTCAACGGCCAGGCTATCGGCGCGGATATCCCCGGGGTGTCTGGCACCCGCTGGGCTATGCTCAACGCTGTGACCGAAATGGTGGACCATGAGCGGGGCCGTTCGAACAATACCCGCATGGAGTCCGCATGGTTTGGCACTGGCGCGGCCATTAAAAATAAGGCACTGGAGCTGTTAGCTGTTAACTAATGAAAACCCGGGGCCGATAGTCTCGGGCTATCGAGTGAAACCATGCGGAAAACTCATGGTTTTTCCCGGTTAGTTGCGGCATGGAGAAACCAGGCCCGCGGTCCCCCTCGCTTTTCCCCTAAAACGTGGCGCGCGCCCCGCGCGCCGCGGTCCGTGGGCCATGTTTCACGTGAAACATGGCCCGGGCCCCGGGGCTATGGCCCCGGGCGTGGCGATTGATAAATTTAATTGGCCGCGGCCCGTGGTGGCCGTGCTATAATAGCGGCACTGGTGCGGGGGTCCCCGCACCGGGTAACCTTGAAAGGATAGAGAAAATGCAAATCGAACAAGTCGCCATGGCCGTGGTCAACGACCCGGCCACCGAACAGGCCCGGCTAATGGCCCTCGCCACCTGGCTCGCTGGCCGGGATAGTGCTGCCGTGCATATGCTGCTGATCCCGGTTTTTGCTGAGCTTCGCAAACCGATTTATGAGGGCGTCCAGTTTGACGGGTCGTCATGGCAAGCCGCCGCCCGGGTGCTGGATTGGCAGATTGATAACGCTATCGCTGAGCGTGAAGGGGGTGCAGCATGATCGAATTCGCCGCCCGTCCTACCGCCGCCCAGATCACCGCCGCCATTAAGCAGGGCCTGGCCCGGCGAGACCGGGCCATTGAGATTCGCTGGGGGGAAAACTGGATCGAGGTTATCTGGACCCCGCACGGCCTGATCGGGTCCGGGTGGATCGGTAAGCACTCGGGGCAAGATATCGCCGAAGATATTGCAAGAAAGTTCCCCGCACTGGTGGAAGCCTGATATAATAGTGGCACTGGGGCAGCGGCCCCAGTATCAACCCAGAAAGGATAGAGTCATGACAAACCCATTCGCACAACACCGCTCAGCCCTGTTCGCGGAGCGCGAGACAATTGACGAAGCTCTCAATTATGCCCATGAGGTGCTCGCCTCACTGGTGGGTAGCGACCGCGCTGCTGCCATGACCGCGGTCATGGTGCTGGTCAACACTGCCGCGAAACTCTGGCCTGCACCTGTCCAGGCGGATCCGGCCCGTGCCCTACTGGCGGACATTGTCCGCCAAATGGTCGAGGAGACTGTCGGAGATCTCGACTCCAAAATGGACGCGTGGGCGATGAACTCGCTGGTGTTCGAAGACGCATGCGACAGCCGGGTCGAGCGCTGGATCGAGAATGAGCTAGACATCAGTGACCAGATCGAGAGCGCCATTACGGAAATGGACCTAGTGGTAAGAGTCCGATAAAAATATTTGACACGGGGCCAAAACCCCGTGTTATAATAGTCCCACTGTGTCAACCGACACAGTACAACCAACCATAGAGGATAGAGACCATGAGCAAGATCATCACAATCGACAGCAGCCGTTACATCCTGCCAGAGGGCATGACCACTAAAGACATTCAAGCATTGGCAGGCATGCTGATCAGTCTGACTAAGGTGGAGCACTGCTACCTGTACCCCAACTATGACAGCCTGTTTTATGCGGGTGAAGGTGTCCAGGTGGGCGTGAGCACTGCTACACTCATGACCAAAGAAGAGGCGAAGGCCAAAAGCGCCGCGAGCCGCGAAGCAGAAGACGCGAAGAAAGCAGCGCAGGCAGCTGGAGATCTGCTGACAGCGCATGTAGTCAGCTAAGGCATAGGGGCCACGGCCCCTAGCACACTCTGACCCACTCGCCTGTCGCGCCAGCGACAGGCGTTTTCCCCGAATTTTTTCCCTCAAATGGTGGTGGCGGGGGTGGGTGGGCCCGCCTTACCTCTACGTGTGTATCTATCTATGACTTTCAGACAGGGGGAGGGCCATAAACAACCCGTCAGTAATAGAGATCAACCTATGTCCTATTTCTGCCCCAGATTTTGTCCAGGAAAACTTGACCCCCCCCACCCCCTAAAACAGGCCCCCTTGTTTTCAAAACGCCAACCCCGGGTTAGTATTCGCAAAATTCAAAACCTGGTCCACGATGCACAACACTTTGCCCAAAGATGCCGAAGAAGAAATGCTGCGCCTGCAACTGCGGCTCCAGCTCCTCGAGGCGCACGAAAAGTCCACCAATAACTTCCTGGACTTCTGCCGTTTTGTCTGGCCCGAAATGCTTGTTGGGGAACACCACCGCATCATCGCGAAAGCCCTTGACCGAGTCATCTCTGGCGAATGCAAACGCTTGATGATTGCGATGCCTCCCCGGCACGGTAAGTCACAAATGGGCAGCTATCTGTTTCCTGCTTACGTCATGGGGAAAAAACCCGACGCCAAGCTGATCGTCGGCTCGCACACCGCGGAGCTCGCTCAACGCTTCGGTCGTATGATCCGAAACCTCGTGGACGACGAGAAGTACAAAGAGCTCTTCCCTGGCATGCAGCTGTCCATTGACTCCAAGGCTGCTGGTCGGTGGAACACGGCCCAAGGCGGTGAAGCCTTCTTCATTGGTAAGGGCGGCGCGATGACCGGGCGCGGCGGTAATATTGTCATCTTGGACGACATCTTGGACGAACAGGACGCTCTGTCTGACACGGCCATGGAGAACACGTGGGAGTGGTACACCTCTGGTCCTCGTCAGCGATTGCAGCCAGGCGGCGCGATCATTGTGATCAACACCCGTTGGAAGACAGACGACCTCTCTGGCCGCCTGTTGAAACAGCAGGGATACCTGAAGTCTGATCAGTGGGAAGTGCTGGAGTTCCCTGCAATCCTTCCCAGCAACAAACCCCTCTGGCCAGAGTATTGGCCGATTGAGGAACTGGAGAAGGTCAAGGTCTCCATTGGTCTGAAGAAGTGGAACGCCCAGTGGCAGCAGCAACCCACGAACGACGAAGGTGCTGTCTTGAAGCGCAACTGGTGGCGCAAGTGGACACACGACGATCCGCCGTACTGTGAATACATGCTGCAGACCATGGACACGGCGTACTCCAAAAAGGAGACCGCCGACTTCTCGGTCATCGCAACGTGGGGCGTGTTCACCCCTGATGCTGACTCGGGCCCCAACCTCATCTTGCTGAACGTGCGCAAGGGTCGCTGGGATTTCCCGGAACTGAAAAGAGTCGCGCGCGACGAGTACCAGTATTGGAAGCCCGATAACGTCCTGATCGAGGCCAAGGCCACCGGCACGCCACTCCAGCAGGAACTCCGCCGGATCGGGGTCCCCGTCACGATGTACTCTCCTGGCGGAAGGCGGGCCGGGCAGGATAAGCTGGCACGTGCGAACGCGGTTGCACCTCTGTTGGAATCGGGCATGGTTTGGTATCCCGAGGGCAAGGAATGGGCCGAGGAGCTTGTTGAGGAATGCGCGGCCTTTCCCAACGGTGCCAATGATGACCAGGTGGACGTTACGACAATGGCTTTGGCCAGATTCCGTCAGGGCAACTTTGTTGCTTTGGACTCGGACGACAACGACGAGCCGGAGCCATCAACCGAGGCGGTTGAGTATTATTGACAGCGGGACTAAAATGGCCCATCTTCTCTCACGGACCACGAACCATGTCCCAAGAACTGTCTGACAAGATCCGTGCTGCTGCGCAGGCCAAGAACATTGATCCAGATGTGGCTTTGGCTATTGCAAGGGCGGAGAGTGCGCTCAAGCCCACGGCCAAGGCCAAGACGTCCACTGCGGGTGGATTGTTTCAGGTGGTGGATGACACGTGGAAGGAGTTTGGTGGAAAGCCTGGCAAGAAGTTTGATGCGGATGAGAACATTCGTGTGGGCACGGATGTCATTGCAAAGAACGCGCAGACACTTAAGAGTTTCCTGAACCGCGATCCGCGGCCCGCGGAAATCTACGCAGCCCACTACTTCGGCCCCACTGGGGCGAAGAACTTTTTGTCTGCGGAGCCTGGCACGCCGATGGAGAAGATTTTTTCGGAAAAGGTGATCAGGGCCAATCCGAACTTAAAGGGCAAGACCTCTGATCAGGTGATGGCTCAACTGGAAACCAAGATGGGTGGACGCCCTGCTGCCCCCACTGTTTCACGTGAAACATCCGAGCCTCCCGCAAGAAAACCTCTGCCCCCTTCTTTGCCTCCAATGGCTGCCGCTCCGATGAAGGAGCAGGTTGCAAGTCTTGGCCCGGGCTACCAAGCAGCGCTGGCTCTGTCCTTCCTGTCGGACTCGGATGACAAGCCTGAGCGGGACGTGGAAAAGGAACCGGGGATCGCGGAGCAGTGGCTGGCGCAAACCGCAACGCGGCCCTCGGTCATGGCGCAGTTCACTGACCTGAGTATCAAATCCCCGTTTGCCGAACCCCAGCAGCCTCAGATGCTGGCTGATGGCGGGGAGGTCAAGGAGCCTGGCTTGCTATCGGTGCCGACATATTCCAGGACGGTGAGCTACGAAATGTACCCTGGGCAGGAAGGGCAGTTTGATCAACGCGACGCGGCCCGGCATATGCTGGCTTCTGGCACGTTGGCTCGCAAATATGGCCCCACTGCGGCGGAGATGATGGGCAAAATGCATGAGATCGGCACGTCGCCGCTCAAATTCCTGGGCTCCAAGCTGGGTATTTCCGAGATGCCAGTGGATTATGAGCAGGATTTGCACAACAACCGCATCGGGATTGAGCTGGCCAGGCGCTCCAAGAGTCAAAAGGACTTGGAAGATTTGGTCCAACAGATGGCGGAGCAAGCTCGGGGTCAGCGCACAGAGGGAAAACCTTGGACAGGACGCCCTGTTCGCCGCGCGGACGGCGGTTCGGCAGAGCCAACCCCTGAGGAAATCGCTGCGGCAAGCCGTCCGGCCACTGTCAACCCCAATATTCAGCGCCAAGGCGAGGCTGCCAGGAGACTGGCAGCGATGCGGGACGTAAATACACTGCCCGATCCACGTACCTATGCCGCTGTTTCCGGATTTTTGGGCCAAGCACCGGACGAAATGGGTTTTTCTGCCCTGCATCCGGACCGTGAGGGCATAAAAAGGGCGGGGCAAGCTGGTTTTGGCATTGGAACCGCGCTCCAAGTCGCTCCAATCGTGGGCGGAGCGATGAAATTGGCCAACATCGGACCGAGTTCCGGGGGTAGAACCACTGCGGCGCAACAATTAGGCGCTGTTCGCACGCGGGGCACGCCTCTTATGATGGGTTATGGGAACACGCGGGGCCCGGATGGGGCATTGCCTTCCATGAACCAGGCCGAACAGTACGTCAAAAACGAAATTGCCATAACTGGCGACCCAAAATTAAACGATTGGCTCTCAAATAGGGTGACGTCCTACCTGCGCCGGGATTTTGCCACTCCGGACGACCAGTTTGTCAAGGCTGCGGACGCCAATCAGCTGCTACATTTCGTAAATAAGCCAACAAAGCGCGTTGACTTGGACCCATATTACGAAAGAATTGAAAACATGTCGGTTGACGTGGGCAGCTTGCCGTATGTGCGTAAAACTCAAGGTTTTAACCCACAGGGTGAGGCTACAACCGCATATGGCAAGCGGGTGGAAGACTTGACGGATGCCTCAGCGTGGCCCGTGGAGCTTCAAGACATAACCTCACCAGGGTTGATTCCTCCCAGCATGCGCAACATGGTAGAAACCAATCCATCAGCACGGTTGACGGAGCTTGGGACAAACATTGACGAGACGTTGCAGCTTGATCAGTTGGCAATCGATATGGACAAGATGCGCAGAATGCCTAAAACCTATTCTGTCTATTCCCAGCCCCCTGTAAAAGTTCCTGAGGAATACATGCTCACAGACGAAGCATTGACGGGGCTCACTCTTGCACAGGCATCAAACCGGGTGGCAAAGTTTAAGAACTGGGAAGAACAGACCCGGCTTAATATGGCATCTAGGGCCCTCTTCGAGGACCCTTCTATCAGCCGGACGCCCGCAGGAGATAAAAGTGTTTGGGTGAATCCAGCAGATTTGCAGGAAAACCCAGCCATGCTTAAACTGGTTACCGATGTGGGCTGCGATGGCGGCTGGTGCACCAAAGGTGAAACCTATGCTCTGTCTTATGGTAGCGGAGAAAACCGTTTATCCATTTTGATGGACAGCAAGGCGCGCCCCCAGGCACAGATAACGATCACCACCAAGCAGTACACCCCAGACGAGTTTATAGCGTCCATGGCAGATGATGAGGTCGTTGCGTTCCGGGCAAAATATCCTGATATTGCCGCGTATCAGACGGATGCGATTGCTCGCACGCCAGAGTTCCGCCAGTGGCAGTCGATGAACCCGGACGGTCTTTCAATTACCGAAATCAAAGGCGTCAACAACCAGACGGATTTGACAGACGCTCCGTACCTCAAGCAAGTTCAGCAACGAGTCAAGGATCTTGATTCTATGAATGGTTTGCAAAGTGTGGAGAACTTGGATGGAATCAACATGACGGATCTGACTAGCCGGTTGTACGGCCATCCGTCTATTGCAAACCGACCCCGAGTCACGAAAGAGGACATGAAGTCAATTCTTGACGAAGCCGCTCGCCTTAACGGCGGCAGCCGTTATATTGAAAACGAGAAAAACAAAATTGATCCGCTTTTCCAGCAAGCTGCTGATAACATCCTGGGACCTGAAAAGCGCGCCACAGGTGGTATGGTAGAGCGCCGCTCGGACGATCGCAAATACCTGTAAGGACGCCCCATGGCAACGTCGCCCGCAGAAAAATTCCTGGACCCCGACTCCCTTATGGGGCTGATGAGGGAAGGCACAAATCCTAGAAGGATGGTTCCCCTTCAGCCGCAGGAAATGCCGTCCTCTGCGGCAGGCCTGCCCTCATTGCGGGTGTTTCAGGACCCGTCCCTTGCAAACACAAACACGCACGGGTACATCATGGGTGGTCCGCACCGTGGGGAAAACGAAATTAAAAACCGGGGCATGGCCCAGGCGGTTTTCGTAGGCAAGAAAGATGATCAGCCGACGATTGCCCACGAAGCAGAGCACTTGCTGGCACGCCAGAACCTTGGGCATCCGTCCAAGATCAATACCAAGTTTGATGAGCTGACAGGGGACAAAGGCCTTCGCGGGGTCTTCGTATCGGAGGCCATCAAGATAGCCCCTTATTTGCAGAAGAAGTACGGAATGGATTCCGGCTACTTCTCCAAGGAGATGGCGAATTTCCAAGGCTCGCGGGCCAGGAACCTGCTGTATGAGCAGCTGGCTGAACTGTCCGCGTTGGAGCAGATCCACAAAGTAGACTTGACTAAGGACCCGGAGCTGCGCAAAACCCTGTTCAAGTCCCCCGCGGTCCGCGAAGCGTACAACGCAATCACTGGTCTACGGCAGACTCGACTGGACCCGCGCGACCTGCCCCCATATACTCGTCAACCTGAGCCCGGCGTAACAGATAAACTTAAAAAGCTGATGGGCTTTGCTGATGGCGGCGCTGTCGAGCGCCAGACGGCTGATCACCGCAAATACCTGTAAGGAACAAAGATGCCAATCGAGAAAAACAACGACCTGCCTGCGGGCAATATGGATGTTGAAGTTGAGGATGTCGTAACAGAGGATCTGCCCGACATCGAAATCACCTTTGACCCCGAAGGTGGCGTTGAGGTAGCGCTGGGCGAAGAGGATGACGAGGTTCCGTTCGATGCCAACCTTGCCGAGGTCCTCGATCCGGGCGTCTTGCAGCAGATCAGCTCAGAGCTCATGCCCCTGTTTGAAGCAGACCAGTCTTCGCGCAAGGATTGGGAAGAGCAGTACGGCAAGGGCCTCAAACTCTTGGGCTTTACGTTTGATGAGCGCACCAAGCCGTTCAAAGGCGCAGCCGCGGCCACCCATCCATTGCTGACTGAGGCGATCGTGCAGTTCCAGGCGCAGGCGCTCAAGGAATTGCTGCCTGCAGGCGGTCCTGTGCGCACACAAGTGCTGGGCAAGGAAACACGCGAGAAGTTGATGCAAGCCGATCGCGTGCGCGACTTCATGAACTACCAAATCACCACGGTGATGGAAGAGTACACGCCTGACTTTGATCAGCTCTTGTTCTACGTGGGCTACGGCGGCTCTGCGTTCAAGAAAGTGTATTACGACGAGGACAAGGGCCGCATGGTCAGCAAGCTGATCCTGCCTGACAATCTGTACATCCCCTACAACGGTTCGAGCGTCATGAGCGAGTGCCCTCGCATCACGCACGTCGTGCCGATGACGGTGAATGACTACAACAAAGCCGTGCTGCGTGGCCAGTACCTGGACACCGCGCAAGAGCGCAGCACTGCTGACGTTGGCAACAACATCATCCAGAAAGAAACCGACCGCGTCACCAAGATCAGCCCCAACGCTGATGACGAGGAAATGGAACTGCTGGAGTTCCAAGTCGATTGGGATTTGCAGGGCTTCGAGCACACCAATGATGATGGCGAGCCCACAGGCATTCGACTGCCCTACATCATCACTGTGGACAGAACCTCTGGCTCCACAGTGGGCGTGCGCCGCAACTGGAAGGAAGGCGACGAACTGTACCGCCGCAAGCAGTACTACGTGCACTACACCCTCGTGCAAGGCCTGGGCGCGTATGGCTTGGGCTTCTTGCATTTGGTGGGCGGCCTCAGCCAATCCGCCACTTCCGCACTGCGCCAACTGATCGACGCAGGCACTCTGGTCAACCTGCCAGCGGGTTTCAAGGCCAAGGGCGCGCGCATCATGAACGACGATGTGCCGCTGCAGCCAGGCGAGTTCCGCGACATTGACGCAGGTGGTGTGGAGTTGACTCAGACGCTGATGCCGCTGCCCTACAAGGAGCCAAGCCAGACTCTGTTCGCGCTGCTTGGTTTTTGTGCCGATGCGGGTCGCCGCTTGGCCAGTGTTACCGACATGCAGGTGGGCGACAGCAACCAAAACGCTGCTGTGGGCACAACGATCGCGTTGCTGGAAAAGGGCGGGCAGGTCATGTCCGCGATCCACAAGCGCTTGCACTATGCGCAGAAGATCGAGTTCTCTCTGTTGGCCAAGGGCTTCTCCGAGAACCTGCCTGACGAGTACCCCTACGACGTACCCGGCGAGAGCCGCACCGTCAAGCGCAAGGACTTCGATGACCGCATCGACGTACTGCCTGTTTCTGACCCCAACATTTTCTCTGTTGCTCAGCGCATCACCATGGCGCAGACCCAGCTGCAACTGGCGCAGAGCAACCCCCAGATGCACAACATGTATGAGGCCTACCGCCGCATGTACGAAGCCATCGGGGTGCGGGATATTGACGGCATCCTGAACACGCAGAACGTGGACAAGCCAAAGGACCCTGCCAGCGAAAACTCGCAGGCATTGGACGGTTCGCCGCTCAAGGCCTTTGCTGGCCAGCAGCACGACGCCCACATCATGTCGCACCTGATGTTTGGCATGTCACCCATGCTGGCAAGCATGCCTCAGGTCGCTGTCAACCTGCAAAAGCACATCTTCGAGCACATTCGCCTCAAGGCGGAAGAGGCTACCGAGGCAGAGTTGTTCCAGCAGTACGGCACAGACCCGGACAAGATCGTGTCTGCCCTGCAGCGCGAGGCGATGATCGCTATCAAGAGCACCGAGTTCTACCAAGAGGCCAAGCAAATGCAGACGCAGCTGGAAGGTCCTCCACCGGAAGATCCATTGGTCAAGGTCAAGGAGCAGGAAATCCAGGCCAAGGCCGCTGCCGATCAGGCCAAGGACCAAAACGAAAAAGCACGCATCCAACTGGACGGCATGCGTGTGCAGGGCGACCTTGCACTGGACCAGGCCAAGCTATCCCTGGATGCCCAAAAACTGCAGCAGCAAGGAGTCAAAGATGCAAGCCAAGCCAACCAAAACGCCCAAAACGCCCGCCTCCAAGCGATTACCCGGGCCCAAAAAGGTGGCAACCCCAGCCGACAAACCTAAGAAAACGTATGTTTATCGCAAAGATGCGTTCAACAAGGTGTTGATTACGTAACTTTTTGTGCATAATGCACACACAGCCCTCGGACAGGGGCGTCTACCTGTCTGCTTCATTGGAGTGATCCATGCTTGAGTTTGCCGAGAAAACGCTGATTGCTATCAAGGTACTTCGTCGCCATACGGAAGACATCTTGGTGAGCGGCAGCGTCAAGGACATGGAGCAGTATCGGTTCCTGATGGGACGCCTTGAGGGTTACAAGTTTGTTGAGATGGAAGTACAAAACCTTCTTAGCAAAGACCAAGACCAATAAGGAGCCCTATGAGTGAAATGACTGCGCTAGAAAAGAAATGGGCGGAAGAAGCTGCCGCCCATGTACCTTCCCTGGACGATGCTTACGACAAAGAGGGCAGCCTCGTTGTCGAGAAGATCGAAGAGGCGGTACTGGACCGAATTCCCCAACCTACTGGTTGGCGGATCGTCATCCTGCCCTACCGAGGGGCGGAGAAAACCAAAGGTGGCATCGTACTGTCCGAACAGACCCGCGCGCGCGAGCAAGCGTCGACTGTTTGCGGCTACGTGCTGTCTGTTGGCCCACTTGCCTACGCCGACGAGGGAAAATTCCCGACCGGGCCGTGGTGCAAGAAAGGTGATTGGATTGTCTTTGGCCGCTACGCAGGCGCACGCTTGCCGATCGACGAAGGCGAGATCCGAATCATCAACGATGACGAAGTGCTGGCCACAATCCAGAACCCTGAAGACATTGTCCATCTGTGAGGTAACCCATGGCAACTCTAATGAATGATGACCAGCTTGAATTCGATCTGGGTGCAGACGAAAAAGCGACAACGGTCGACGTAGGTGAAGAGCAGGACAAAGGCGAGCAGGAAGCTGCTCCCGCTCCTATTTTCCAGCAACAAGAAAAGCCTGAGCAGCCGTCTCATGCAGACGAACTGGGTGCGGTCAACGAGGTGGTGCAAAAGCGCATTGCCAAACTGACAGCCAAGATGCGCGAGGCCGAGCGCCGCGAGCAGGCAGCCCTGGAATACGCCAAGGGTCTGCAGACCCAGGCCCAAACTCTTCAGCAGCGGTTGGTTCAAACCGACTATAGCCGCCTGAACGAAGCAAAGTCCCGCTTGGATACGCAGCAAATCCAGCTGCGTCAGATCATCAAAAAGGCTCGCGAAGAAGGGGACATTGACACCGAGACGGAAGCACAAGAGCGCCTGTCCCAGTTGTCGATGGAGCAGCGCCAAGTCTCTGGCTGGCTTCAGCAGCAAGAAGAAGCAGTTCGCAACCCCGCGCCTGTGCAGCAGCCGCAGCAGCCCGCGCCACAGCGTGCTGCCCCTGATCCACGTGCAGAAACTTGGGCAGAGCAGAATCCTTGGTTTGGCCAGGATCGCATGCTGACCTATGCTGCATGGGGCATCCATCAAGAACTCATCGAGAAGGAGGGTGTTGACCCTCAATCGGACGAGTACTATACTGAGCTAGATCGACGTCTTCGTGATGAATTCCCGAAGAAGTTCGCAGGTGAGCAATCATCTAATCAACCTTCCAGACAACAGCGTTCCGCGCCTGCTGTTGCCCCTGCCGCCCGGAGTTCCGGGATTAATAGTGCGCGCCGAACTGTCCGGTTATCGCCGAGTCAGGTTGCTATTGCAAAGAAGCTGGGTGTACCTCTTGAAGAGTATGCCAAGTACGTAAAGGAGTAAGTCATGAGCGAAAAAATCACTATCGACCGCGCCAGCCGTACCGCCGAAAGCCGGGACAAAGAAGCACGTCGCAAGCCATGGCGTCCACCTTCACGTCTGGATGCACCACCTGCCCCCGAAGGGTTTAAGTACCGTTGGATTCGTGCAGAAATCAACGGAACTCTTGACAACCAGAACGTGTACAGCAAACTGCGTGAGGGCTACGAACTTGTTCGTCCCGAGAATATTCCTGAAGAATATCGCGCAACCCTGCCCACGATGGACGACGGCAAACATGCTGGCGTGATCTCTGTTGGTGGACTCTTGCTTGCCAAGATCCCTGAGGAGACTGTCGAAGAGCGTAACGCTTATTACCGCCGTAGGGCACAGGAACAGTTGACGGCAGTGGACAACGAGATGCTGCGTGAGAATGCACACTCTTCAATGCGAATCCAAACTCCCGAGCGGAGTTCGCGCACTACCTTCCGTCAGCCGCAAGGTTGATTTCTTAATCCTGTAGGAGATTCAAATGGCAAACGTCAACAAGCCTTTTGGTCTGCGTCCGTCTGGCAACCT